GCCGGTCGGGATCACTTCTACATCACCGGTTCGTTTGTTCACCCATTCGCGGGTGCCATCATCCGGAGCCGTGAATTTAATCCCGCTCTTGTCCTGCAGCTTGGCATATTCAAACTTCGAGATCTGCCGCACCCAGCAATGACACCCCCAACCGTTGGGCGGCATGTGACTTTGCCACCATGGGTCATCAACTGGCAGGGCGATACCATTCCAGCTGACATGGATAGCGCGATGCTCCTTGGCCGGGCCGTTCTGGTAGAGCAAATAGGGCATGGCCCGTTTGGTTCGCTCGATGCGCTCCCACTGTCCGGCGGCGCGAGCGGTGCGCAGGTTGGTTCGGTAGATGGTTTTTAAACGGCCTTCACTTCCCAGTTGCACCGGCTGAGTTTCACCAGTTAGTGGGTCATCCATGGTCTGGATGCCCCACCATCCAGACTTGATCAACAGGGGTTTAATCGCAGCCTGGAACTGGGAAAAGGTCTGTCCCTCTTCCAGTGCCTGTTCGACCATCTTCCGCACTTCAGTCAGCAGATCTGCATTCAGCATCTTAGCTACGGTAAAAGCGTTGCTGTGCTCCTCCTTCCACACGTCACGATAATCGAACCCCGGTGTGATGCTCTTTTTTTTGAACCAGTTCAGCGCCTCCTTGGGCGGGAAGACTGATGCGGTTGGCTCAGGCATCTTGAACATCTCCCAAGCCACGCATCCGGAACATATAATCGGCTAGTTGCTGGGTGAACTCAGCCGCGCTTAACTGCTCCTGCAATTCAAGCAGTCCGGCATTGAACGCCTCAAAGCTCTCGCTTCTGTCGGCAAGTTCAATTATGGGATTCATAAACTCATCGCCGCCCATTTCAACCCAGTCGCTCATAGCCTCATCGGTCAAGTTACTGATGATGGCCTCGCTGGTTTGCTGGATGCGGTTAATCGCCAGCTTCTTGCCTTGCTGCCGATTGAGTGCCAATGACTGCGGTATAGCAGCTTCCATCACGGTCAGCGGCTGCAGCACGACGTCATCTGCACCAGGGGCAGCCAGACCAAACTTATCCCGTACCTCGCTTTCGCTGACTTTCATTCCGCGATCAATCAGTGGCATCAAACTATCGACCAGAAGTTTTAGATCTTCGGGCTCTGGCACCCGGATGCAGACGCGGGGATAGGCCTTCTGAACTCCCCAGTTCAAAATGATGAACGGTTTAACCAGGTACTCGTTGATGGTTGCTTCGAGCTGGCGGGCATCCCATTTAGCAATATCCAGCCGCACTTCATTGTGCACCGTCGCCTGGGCACGGCTGCTGCCATCGTCGGTGGTCATGGTCTGGCCGAGCACGGCTTTGCTAGTTTGTTCGTCGCACCAGCGAGCCATGTTTTCGAACAGGGTATCGCCGCCATTGCCTTTGGCTGTCTCGACCAGCTCCACTATCATGCTATCCGGGATCACCGCTCCGGCATCAGAGGCAATGGTGGCAATGGCGTTCTTGAGGGTGCTGATCTGTTCCGGCGTGGCATTTGTGCCGTACTTTCCCACACGAATTGGAATGCCGAACACTTCGGCGAACGCCCACCAATCACGAACCGTAAACGACTTGAGCATATACATCACTGCGCACAAGCGGGTCAGGCCATTGCGCCAGATGCTACCGCTTTTTGTGCGCGGCAGGTGAACGATAAACTTGTACGGCTCCAGCGCTTTACCCTGTGGCGCATCATCACTGATAAGCAAGATTTCGCTGAGCGTGTTCTGGTCCGGGCGTAGAAAACGCGGGTCTACCCATTTGTAGTCGATAGGTTGCCATGGTTGCCGGTTGGTATCCCACAAAATCTGGCATACCCCCATCCCTTTACCCAGACCATCCAGCAGGTCGAAAAACAACTCTGGGATCTGGTCGCTGGCCATCAGCATGCGCACCTCATCGGCCAGCCGGACATCATTGGCGTCATCACTGGCAGATTCCACGCTCGGTGGCAGCGCAGCAACCGCCAGTTTGCGAGTGCGTAGCACTGAGGCATAGTGCAGGTCACGCTCTTCTATTTCCTCGGCCAGCGTCATGTAGTCCTGTGGGTTGTTGCCATCCACCACCGATCGCAATAAACCCGCTAATCGTTGCGGTGTAATGGTGCTGGCCACACTCGATGGGCGCGGGTTGCGCACGCTAGTGATATGAGCAAGAGCGACATCTTTGCTCAGTGCAGGCTTGACGGGTTTAATAGGGTTACCCCGTGCATCCAGAATGTTGCTCACAATAATCCGCCTCCGTTACGCAGGCCACGGGTCAGATGCATCTGCCGTTGGCTGTCTTGGTCTTTTTGTGGAGCACCGACCTTTGCGATCCGATGCAGCCCATAGATATGTGTCTCTGACCGACTGGCCAGATAGGCGAGGAAGATAGCGATCGCGCTGTCGCCATGGCGCTTGTTGCCATCGCTGCCCTCAGTGCGGCTGTCGTCAATGCCGGGGGTGCCCCGATAGATCTGGATCTGCCCCAAGTCGGTCACGATATCCTCGTGTTTTGGCAGCTCCAGTTCGTCATCTTCAAATGCTGCCTTAAAACGCGGCATATTTTCACGATAGAAACCAACCGACAGCATTACTTTCACGACCTCTTGTCCGTACTTATAGCCAGCCTCTTCAGCGATGTACTCACCGTTACCTCGGCCATCGAGCCAGATGCCATCCCTACGCGGCAGACGATCACAGATGAAGTAGAGCGCCTGCTCCTGTTGTTTGAATGGCACGTTCTTCAGCTCGACGGTGAACGGAACCCGCCGCCGTGTATTCGGCAGCACATCAATCGGTGCGAAAACCGTCAAGTCACCCGTACGTGCGAAGTCTTCACCCAGAGCATGGCGATGACTGCTATCCAGCTTAAGCAGCTCGGGCAGCACCACGGCATCTAACCACTCTTGCATCTCGCCCTTGCGTACTGATTCTTTGGCTTCATTAAAAGCTGTCGTGCCAGTAAAGCGCAGCACCGGGCTATCACCGCAGGCCGCTCGCTCACGCAGGCCTCTTGGCAAGTAAGCACCGCCGCCGCTTTTTGGTTCACAGTAATATTCTTCTCTTGCGTCTTCTTCAGTAGCGCAGTCACTGAGCAGATCGGCCAGCCATTCGCGCTCGGCTTGCTCACTCCATTCCTCTTTCTTCTTTACCTGACAGATCCGCTTGTAAAGCCCTTCAGCACAGGCGGTTTCAATATCGACCCGATGGATGGAGTAACTGCGCCGCTTGCCTGCTCGGGTTTCCATGATCAGGGTGTTGAACAGGTTCTCGATGCCGTTGTGAGTCGAGATCAGGCGAACCTTGCTGCCCCACATGGTAAGGGCATTGGCGGCCTTAAGAATGGCGGCAAGGTCTTTATGAAATCCCGCCTCATCGATCACTACGTTGCCTTGCATACCACGCAAGTTGCTTGGGTTCGAACTGAGCGCTTTGACCTTGAAGCCGCTGGCGAAATTTATGACGTAGACAAGGATATCTTTACCTTCGTCGACCAGCACCTCTTCGCCAATCTCGCTGGCGGCAAAGTCGTAGGCCTTGGCCCACATCGAACAAGCATCGATAAACTCGCGAGCCATGTCTTTGGTGGTGCCGACATAGAAGGTATCGCAGCCGCCAGCTGCAGCAGACATCGACCCATTGAGCGAAGCGTCGGCCGCCTCTGCCCAGGTAAGGCCAGTTCGCCGCGACTTCTCAGCAATCTTGATTTTTGCCGGGTCAGCGATCCAGCGCTTCTGGTAAGGCAGCAGCACTTCGTTGGGATCAAACTGGCCGCCGATGATGGCGGCCATTGATTGATTGCGAAGCTGGTTTTCTGCTGAGGATAGATAGTTCATCACGCAATCCCCAGGATCTGCTGTTTAATCTGTGCGGCGGTCTCTGCAGTCAGCCCTGCCTGCTTCACAATCTTCTCGGTCTTAGCGGCCACCTCGGCGGCGAACGCGGCTCTGATCTCTTTCTCAACCTTATGACTTGTCATTGCCGCTTGCTCAACACGCTGGATAACCAGCGCAAGTTGCCCCAGCGATTTTGGATCAATCATCTTGCCGTCTTCGCCTTCGCTGGCATCCATCATCTTCATGGAGGTCTCGAACGCCATGGTTCTGACAAACTCCTGCAACAACTTGCCGACTTCCGAAGTAGGGGCTTGGCCTAATTTGGCTGTCCACACCTCGGCTACTTCACGGGCTTGTGCCATCCGGCTGCCTGCTTCTTCCATTCGCTTGGCAAAGCGGTTCAGACCGGTACGGCTGATCTGCTCCTCCGGCGGTAATCCGGATTCCAGAATCAGCTGGTTAATCTCAGCCAGCACATCCTTTTGCGACATCGAGCCAGAACGCAGCATTGCCGCTAACTGGCTACGGATATCATCCGGCAGCTGCTGGATCTTGCTCTTGGTGTTCTTCTTGGTGGTCATGACTACCCCAGCAGCTTATCAACCAGTGGGACTGCAAAGCCCCACAATGCCGACACAGGGTCGGCGGTGAACGTGAAAACCAGCAGGACACAGGGTCGGCGGTGAACGTGAAAACCAGCAGATACCCAGCCGCGAGCATGAAGGCCAGATTCAACATCTTCCGGTTCATGCGTGACCCAAGCACCTGGCTCGCCGATTGGCCCGCTTCGCTTTAGCTTGCCGCTGCACCCGCTTCACCGATGGTGAACGGCCATTGAATGTCTTGGCCCCACGATTCACACAACGCGACCGCTCGTCACGCTCTTGCCCTAGCACCAGCTTGGTCGGGGCGATGGAACGACCAAAACTAAACCCGCACATGGTGGCCATTGCAGAAATAATCAATTTTTTCATAGATGAGTTCATGTTCGTTACTCCGGTCTTGGTTTCTTCACGCCCGGCACAGTGGCCGAGCCATTCGCCACATCGATACCGCGGCTGGTCAATTTGGCGATCATGGTATTTCCCAACTCTCGCACAGCAACTAGTCCTTGTTCGGCCAGCCAGCTGATGTGGGTACGCACCGCATCGCGGCTGACCTTGTGACCGTACTGATCAAGGCACGAATCAAGGATTGATTCATTGGCCTCATAGCCCGGCATTTCTTCCAGCGACCGCAAGATAACCAGCCGCTGGTCTGCAATCACTAACTCTTTAAACGACATATAACCCCCGTTTATTTGTTCTTTAATTCCTGCTCTAAAAGCAATTGGGCTAAGTGATTTACCGGCTTCAGCTCGGCCCGCAACGTCTTCAGCTCACCGCGCATATCGCTCATCTCAAGCCGCAGCGAACTCAGCTCTTCACGGGTCGGCAGCGATTCAAAATCATGTCTTAGTTCGTCCATGTCTTTTTTTACTGCCTCTAAATCAGAACGGCTGGCAAATCTGCGAGACAGATAGAACATGATTGCTTGCACAATCGTTGTCCCCAGCCACAACAGCAGCGGCCAGTACACGCGC